AACCAGATTTTTGGAACGCAATGCACTTCCGTTTGCTGGAAGCAATTGACAGACGCTCGGAGCGAATGAATTTGAAACCAAGATAGGAGTCAATCTGACCTTCTACCAGTGCCTTTACAGAGTTGTAATCAGCACTTTTGATTTCAGTTACATTTAGCAAATCTTCGAGCTGCTGCGAACCGAGAACGAAATAACGATCTTCGTTTTCGACTTCAGCTGCATCAAGGATTCGTTTCGCTTCAAGGATCTTTGCCAAAGTCATACCGGCAGTTCCCGCCTCGGCAATTTTTTGACCCGCCGGCAAAGCGACGGAAGATCCCGCGTCATCGGTCGCGTTACCAAGAGCTGCTGCGATGATCAAATCGTCGATTGCTCGACCCATTGCCCATGCACCGGCTTTTGTATACGCACCTTTCGGATCAACCAACATCCGAACGCCATCCGTCCAATCGTGCATGGTCGCCCAATGGTAGTCGGACAAAGTCGCGACTCTTCGTGAGTGAACCATTTCCACGTTAGGTGTATCGGTATAGCGAGTTGTTTTGGCTACTGCGGCGGTTTCGCCGAGTCGCTCAAAATTCACTTTTTCCGAATCAACCGTTTTCGTGAAAACGATGGGACGCATTTTTGAACCTTGCTGTTGTGCAAGTTGCATAACAGCATCCTGATACTGTTGTGCATACCACTTGTTGCCTGAGTAGGCCATGATGTTTATCCTCTAAAAAAGAAATAAAAAAACCGGCAAATGCCGGCTGACTTTTTTTCGAGGAGCTACCCTTTCGGACTCGTCTACGTTTGCCCTCGTCAGGGATGACCTACCCGGTCACCGGGTTTCGGACGCTGTCGCGCTACCCGAGACCGAGCTTTTGTTCAAAAATATCTGGCTCGGCGTTTTCATCGGACAGATAAGCTGCCTGATAAAGTTTTTGCACACTGTCCACCGCAGCTTCATGTGCGGGGTTGTTAATGTCGTTGTAAGGATGAGCCGGGTTACCCAAGATCTCATCGATTTGAATTTTTGCTTCTGCCGGTGTTGATGACATAGATCGTTTACCGCCTACCCCTTGCGAGGAATCTTCAGAAAAACCGTGACCAATCTCGGCAAATGCTTTGATTAATGCTGTGTTGTTGCCCAGACCATTTGCTTCAAGCTCTCGCGTTAACTCTTCGCCGCCATAGGTAACAAGCGCAGCTTTAGCATCCTTAATTTTTGAGTCGAACGCCTGACCCCAATCGGTCTTTAACTGCGACAACGCTTCAGCTTGAGCGCGTTCATTGTTTTGAAAGTTTTCATCGACACCTTGATTCATCCAATCAACCAAGCCGGATGCTTGTTTGTTGTTTAGTCCAAGGCTATGCAATTGATCCAAGAGTGCGCTTTCAGTTTCGTTTGGTGAACGTCCGTCCTCACCCAAGCGATACTGATCAGCCGACTCGGGTCGACCCATGCTTTGATAAAACTGATCCCATTCTTCGGGCGCTGAATTTTCCGTTGGAATCCGTCCAATGCCTGGCACTTGCGTTAGCTTGGAATTAAAGTCACTCCAAATATCTTCGTTCGCGTCTTCACCGGGAATGCGGATGCTGCGCCCGATGTAGGACTGCGCGTCTTGATATGCCTTTGCCAGGGTGTTCACATCGGGAATATCCCTAAGTGATCCTGACTCGCGTAAATCTTCTGGCAATGAATCACGCCAGTTACCTGACGCAACAGGTTGTGTTGGTGCTTCCTGTGGTACTGCTTGAGGTGCTTCTTGTGCTGTTTCTGGTGCTGCTTGGGTTAGTACAGTTGCTGCGGCTTCTTCGCTCATGCTAGTTACCCTCTCGGACTAGATTGATTAAAAAATTGACCACATCCCGTTGGCCTTCATAAAAGGCTGTTTGGTATGGATCTCCAGGGGAATGAGAAGTGCGTAAGGCATACATCTCAAATAAGGCTTCAAGCACAGTCTCACCGTCAGGTGAATCCATGAGCTTTTGCCATTTTTTTATAAAGACTTCTTGCTCGATCATCCTTGCTGTAGACCGGCGAGTACGGCAGCGACCTGATCTTGACCGGCTTCATCGATCGCACCGGCTGTTTGAGCAGCGCCTTGGGCTTGTTCCATCGCAGCCATCTGTGCCATCTGCTGCTGCTGTTGTTGTTGCGCCTGTTGTCGTTCCATCTTGAGCTGCTCAATCTGTTCTTCAGACTTGATCGCTTCACTGGGAACGCCGAGGCGCTTTGCCATCATTCGACCTAGTCGATCAAAATCAACTACGTCAATTACAGTCGGATTAATTTGTGCCATCTGCGCGAGCTGCCCAACCCAACGTTCCACGGCGAACACCTCTTCCATCTTCTGCGCTCGCGCTAACGGCGATACATATTCAACGTCGAGTTTGCTACCGCCAGTCATTAATGACTCGGGTGGGTCGAGAAACATTCCAGACCGGAACATCAACATAAATACACGCTGAACCATCGGGTTTAGGAATTCGCTCTGGAGTCGACCCACGACCGGCCCGAGGATCTGTTGCATCAGCTCCATGCGCGCCCGGACTTCGGTTGCGGTCATGTTCGGGCCTTCATGCAACTGAAGCTGATCATTAAAGAATGCCCGGCGAATGCTAGTGATCAGTTCGCTAGATTTAATCTGGCTGACTTGCCACTGGGTTCCGTTCTGCATCGGCTTGATGCCGTTGATGTCCCGAACGTAGGTTAACCCGCCGGGATCAAGCCTAAGATCGCCGATAATGCCGTTATATGCGGCTAATGTCGGCGGGTCGATTGTTTTCTCCCACGCGCGCATTTCAAACAGCTTGGCAGCGTTAAGGGTGCGAATGTCGGCTCGCGCCATCATTGCAGGACTAAATCCGTAAACATCGCCGGAAAGCTTTGACCATCGAGGCACCATCCACGGACATTCGTAATAGCCGTCTTCTCGGATCAATTTTTTATCCTTGACCTGTACCCAACACGATGCCCAGGGACGATCTTTGCCAGGTGCGAATTCCATTGGTTCTACGCCCTCTCGGGGGTAGACCGCGTGGATGAACTCAAACTCTTTGTCGGGCTTATCTTTTAACGCCTTTTCAACTGAGTCACCCAAGTTTTCTTTTTTGAAGAATTGCTTGGCCTGTCTCGCCGACAGTTTCAAAGTGCGGTAGATTGTGTCGACCCGACCGTCGACGTTTTCAGCAACCGCTATTTCACTTAAATGAACGGTGCGAAAATTTAATGAGTCATTCTTATCGGCTTTATCAGTCTCGACCAACATTGATGCTGTCCCAAAACAGCACAGGTCAAGGTAAAGCTCATTGACCTGGGAGTTGAAGTTCGAGTCCTCGAGTGCTTTATAGATCCTGTCGACTGAATCCTCGAGCCACTCCATCGCCGCATCATCATTATTAAGGTTTTCATCCCTAAAGCGAATATGAAACCAACGTCCGCTAGGCGCCGTCAGCGCGCCGTGGAGACCGGACGCAAGGGTCTGGTTAGACGTAATTGCTGTCGAATCATGAAGATCATCGTCGCGCCTTGCGCCACGCTCATGTTTCGATATAAAGTCAGCTCGGGTCGGCAACACAAATGTCGCTACCTCATCCCAAAGATCGTCCCAGTTCTCTCGACCGCTTTTTAAATCTTTACAGCGGCGAATGATGTCTTCTGGTTCGGGCGACTTACCCTTTTTGCCGTAATCAGCCATTAGCCGCTCAACGATGTTGTATAGACATTCGAGCTGTACTGATCTTCAGTCAACCCGGTCGAGGAGGTGGCTTGTGTGCCGGCAAAACCTTGAGCCGCGCTCTGACTGCGAAGCCAGTTGTCATAGTCATCTTGTGTTTTTACCCAGGCGGGAGCGCCGGGGAATGTGTTTGCGGTGTCTGTTATTTCTGACTGCGCTGCGCTTGAAGCTGTTTGGACGTTTTCAATCGCAAGATCAACTTCGGTTTTAGCGGCTTCCATCGCCGATTGAGTGCTGGATTGACCACTACTGCCACTACTACCGCTACCGCTACTACCGCCGGAGCTTTCTTCTTCAGCAGCTGCGGCTTCTTCGGCTTTGGTTTGCCCGGTATCGGTAATGGTGTAATAACTGCCACTCATTTCCCCGCCAATTGTGGATTTGAACTCGTTTGAGCCGGGTGAGGTCTCATAAAAAGTGCCAAGCTGCGTTGCGAATGCGCGCTTGCCATTTTTGGTCATGTAAATGTTTTTGGTTTCGCGGCTGTCGGTGTCGTAACCCATAACCTTGCCACCAGAGATTTGACCCTCACCTTTGTAGCCTTTGTTCGGGTTACTGCCGAAAAAGTTTCCGCTGACTGTTGGGTTGTATTCTTCGCCGGCAGCGGTATAGATCTTAGGCGCTGATTTTTTTTCCTCGGACGAAGAACTCGTAGCCGCTGACTTGCGCTGAAGCGTAGTTGCGGCTCTTGATTTTGCCGGGGCGTTGGGTTCGCTTGCGCCGATGTTGTTGAGATAGCCCTGGTAAGCCGCGCGTGAGCTGTTAATGCCCTTTTGTTTTGCCTTTTGAGACCACGCTGCGAATGTTTTTGCTGCCATTGTTTTCTAGCCTATTGCTCTTACGACCCGAGTTGGTCGGTGCTGTTGAATGTGACCCATTTCATCCCAACCCATGCAGAATGTACGCATCGCGTCAGCTGCGTGGGATGACCAGTCGTGAACTGGTTTGGGCTTCCACGTTTGGTTTCTTTCGTCAAAATCCTTGCGGTAGGCCGCGAGACAATCGATGCCGTGACCGCACTGCTCCTCGTCGAAGACGAGTCGGTTGAACATCGCCCGGACGCAGTTGATGCCGTCATCGACTGGTGCTTTTCGGACAACCGTAAAAAACAACCCCAGATCCCGCGCCATCTCGATGCGGGTCTTGCCACTGGTGAAATCGCGAGCTGCGATGTCGTGTGGCGCGAAATGCTCGCCGTAGGTGTAACCCTTCTCTTTGATCAGGTTTACATAGAACGGCAACGCTTCGCCGGCGTGTTGTTCGTAGTCGATCACATGAATTTCTTGATCGACCACTTGCATAAACCAGATCGCGGTGCTGTCGCCAATGCCGATGTCCCACCCGGTGTAGACCGGAAAACCGGCGCGGTGCGGAACCGGCTTGATGCGGTTCATGGCGCGAGCTTTGTCGAGCTGATCGCGGTAGTAGGCGCCCGGCAGAGCTGCGTCCCAACTGCAGAAATATTCAGACTGAATTAGCTCCTCGGGCATCCCTTCGTCGCGTTCGCGTTGGATCGCTTCGTCATCAAGGAGGTTAGTGTCCTCGACTGATAGTTTTTGAACGAACCAGTCGGGGTTCTTCTCAGCCATCGTGAACAATCGCCAACCGTGGTTGCGACCACGCGGGGTGTAGTTGAAAACAGCCCACCCTTCGTTGAGGGCTAGGATCGGTCTGATCAGCTCCCAAGCTTTGGGGTTCTGGAGACTGTACTCCGAGAAGACCACGCCAACCGGGTTGGTTCCGACGATGCTGTCGATGTTGTCTGTGCCGACCAACTGAATGATGCTGCCGTTGCCGAGGGTGACACGCATCTCGGTGTTGTTGAGGCTGCGCGTGATCTCGTTGGGGATGTGGTCGAGAAACCGCACCCCCTCATTGCTCATGCCTGACCAAATGACCTTCTTGGCTTGGTTGTACGTTGGTAGGCTGTAAAAGTAAGTACCTTTACGCTCAAGAGCTTTCTTGATTGTGAGGTTCCACAGCGTTAGGTCTTTGCCGGCTCGCCGATGCCAGACTAAACAAGCTCTTTTGTAATCGTTATCAAGCGCCGCAAAGATCGGTATTTGGTAATCC